CACCTTTTGGTGCAGCTTTAGGTATTGCAGGATTAGGTGTAGATGCTTACAAAGCATCTAGAGATAGATTAAATTTTTTAGATACTTTAACACCAGACCAAAAAAAAGAATTATTTAGAAAAGAACGTCAAGAAGCAGTCATGCAAAATTTAAGAGGCGGAAGAAATGCTTTTGATGAATTTGCAGCAGCAGGTGGTGGTATTGCAAAACAAGCAGGTGATTCATCAGGTAGACCACCAGAAAGAGGACCTAACCCACAAGGGTTGCCTTCATTATTAAAACGTGGTAGAAACTTATAGGAGTATAAATGGCAGATATAGATAAAGGACTCCCGAACACTAGAACCAAAATTGATATTCCTTCGGAAGAAGAAATAGCAGAAGAGGTTACGGTTCAGGAACCAGAAGAATTAAAAGGACCGGTAGAAGTTATACCTGAAGCAGATGGTGGAGCAACACTAGACTTTGAACCAGGTGCAATAAACATACCGGGCACAGAATCACATTTTGATAATCTAGCAGATATTTTACCAGACGATATTTTAGAACCCATTGGTAATGAAATGGTTCAAAATTATA